ACATCTGCGTTTGCTGCTATCGAGGCGTATGCTGAGAACGTGGCATTTGCTAGGCAAGAAACAAGCGCTAGAGCCGTTATTTGAGCGTCTCCACCCGCTACCAACCCACCAAGGCAAGAAACCGTCGCATCAGCCGTTATTGAGGCATCTGCAAGCCTTACGCGAATTCCATCTGCTGTGACAGTTGCTTCAGCAGTAAATGATGCAATACCACTTGCAACGATTCCTCCAAGACACGAAACAGTGGCATCTGCGGTGATTGATCCAGCACCAAATTGAACCCTTGTTGCGTCAGCAGTTACTGTTGCTTGTCCTGAGATATCGGCTTGTCCGTATTGGACTCGTATTGCGTCTGCAACAAACGTGGCAACGGCCTCGATGACGCCTGTGCCGAATTGGACTCTGATTGCCTGTGCAACAACGGTTGCTGTTGCTTGGATGTCTCCAACTCCAAATTGGACTCTGATGGCTTGAGCAGAAACGCTAACATTCGCGTCCACCGATCCTGATCCAAATTGAACCCTGATTCCATCTGCCGTCGCAGTTGCTGTAACGCTTACAGATGCGTAAGCATCCCACCTTGTAACGCTTGTGTCGTATAGCGGAGAGTCAAGCGTTAGCGTGAGATCGTCTAGACTCGCCTTGAGATTGTCAAGTGAGTCTATCGTCCACGGTGGGAGCAAATCAGCCATTAGGCCAGCGTCACGCTCAGGGAACCAATGGCAACTCGGAACACATCACCCGTTGCAATCGTCTTCGATGCGTCCAAAGGCGTGTGATACAAAAGGTTTCCAGCACTTGAGGCGTCTCTAATGCCAACGTAGGCAACCGTTCCCCATGAGCCAGTGGCCTGTGGAAACTCGATTGCTGCTGAATTGGTTGAAACACCATTGCTTGGCGCTCCAAACGTGATGGATTGCCGAGCGTAAGCATTCCCAGAAACTTCAGTTCCCGTGTCCGCGTCAGTTGGATCTGTCGTATACAGAGCCAGATAGACAGTGGTTGGGGAAGTGTAGGAAGTGTTCCGCAGAGTTGCGTTGATAAGCGCATTCTCCAGATAGTTGCTCATTTCAGCCATGATTTACCTCTTTGCCAGCGTCATTGCTAATGGTTGTGCAGAATACTCGCCACGGTCATCAGAAACCGTCAAAGTATCAATTGCACGTTGATACAGTGCTGCCCAGGTAGACAGCCTTTCATCGTTCATCAAATAAGGTTCTGCCTCTCCAAGAGACGCATACAACAAGGCATCCGGGCAGTTTGCTAAGAACACATTGGATGCATTAGTCGATGACAGATAGGTTGGTGCTGCGTAGTACAGCAACTGAACCGTCATTACAGAGTCAGGAATCGGGGCGAACTGAATCTCGGAAGCGGTGATTGTGTAAGCCTTCGGTCTTCCAGTGTCAGTTGCCCTTGCATTCCTGAAAAATATGCTTGGTGCGTAATAAGTAAGCGCCTCAATCGGAGTCGTGTTGAGGTGGATGTCTCTTAACTCAAGAAAGTCGCTTGGCAGAGAAACAGTTGAATCGTTTGCAGTGGTCGATGCAGTGGAAATCTTCAGCATCTGACGGATGCGAAGTTCCCTGCGAAGACGGTTTTCTGCAAGCGTAATAAAGTCTGGAATTTGATCCGTCAAGTCAGTCCGGGCCAGGTAGTTGGCAACGGATGTCTTGAGATCGCTATAACTGGTGAAAGGCATTAAATCCTCCCAGGACGGGTTCTAAAGGCTTGATTGTCTCGTTCGTTCAACCACGCCTTGAAACGCTTTTGGTCAAGGATGTGGAATCCGCGCATGATTCCATCCTTGTTCAACTGGTCGATCACCGTTAGCGGAATACTTGCTATTTTATTCCCAAACAGATGATTTGACCACCTAGTTCTTTCATCGTACGAGTTGAACTCTCGTTTATTGCTTTCAACGATTCCAGAGACATCTTGGACAGTCTCGATGACAACTTCACCGTTATCCGTAGCATGAGCTTTACGTGAACGGAAATTGTTTTGTTTTGCTATTTCGTTGATGTTCATGTGAAAAAGGGACCAGAGTTTCCCCTGATCCCTCGTACTGTTGTTAAAACAGATTAACTCAGATCTGCCACGATCCCATGAGCGGCTTCATTCTTGACTTCCAAGGTGTACTCAACCAGAAGCTGAGTCTTGGCAGAGTCGCCGGTGTTTGCCAGGTCGTTCGTGAAGAACGGACGCAGGTAAGCAACAGCAGCGTACTCAGGATCAAGCACGAAAGCCACTTCGTTAGCGGAGTTGCCAGACAGCATAAAGCGGTTAGGAACAACGCTCATCGAACCGAAATCGCTGAGATAAACGTCAGCAGCACCAATGATGGTCGTAGGAGCATCAGAAGGAGCCATGTAACGCTGTGCAGCGATGCCAGCAAAAGCCGACACGGTTTGCTTGTGGGCCGGAGTGACCATCAGCACCTTGGGAGAGCCACCAGACTCAAAGACTTCCTTAACGACAGTCTTGAGCAGCGATTCTTCAAAAGTACGGTTCGTGCCATTGGTACGAGCAGTCGTGCCGGTTGCACCAGCAGAGCCACCAGTTCCAAAGTCACCATTGGTCGCCAACCAAGTTTGCAGACCACCCAAAACACGAGCCGTAGAGCCAGCAGAGCCGTTTGACTGAACGGTGTTGTTCAGCAATGCAAACTCCATATCGCGCTTGATTTCGCTGGAGGCTTTAGCCAACTGATAAGCCTTTTCAGACTTGCGGCCTGCTTTGTCAACAGCTTCCAGGGTGCCAGTAATACCAACGGTCTTCTGACTGATCTGGGTGCGGTTGCCAACACGGGTCGTTGCGGTCAGCGTTGCTTCCGTAGCATCAGCGCCTTCAACAGCAGCGTTAGCGGCAGCAGCAGCCAACGAATCAGTTTGCCACTCATGGTAGACCGCCGTAGCTTTGGTCTTGCCAATGGTGGACATAAAAGGCGTGTCAGTCGGAGAGATGTTATAGATCACATCCGACAGGTCTTCCCGCATACCAACTGCGGCATAGGTACGAAACTGAGGCATTTTGATTCCTTAAAGTAGACGTTCAAACAGAGCAGCAGCGTCGGAGACTTTTCCTGACTTCCTTAGCTGTGCATGAGCTTTTTTCGTCTGCTCGTCACCCGCAGCCTTTTGAGTTGCTGCGACGCCTGGTTTAAGCATCCTTGGCGCTTCTTGGACTTTCTTGGTTACGTCAGGCTTTTGGGCTTGCAGCTTGCGATATTGCGAAGCCTCCCAAAGAGCTTGGATCATGCGAGAGTCATAAGCCTGAGACAGTTCATTTTCAGAAAAGCCTAGACTTGTTGCATAGTCACGCATCTGCTTCTTGATTACGTTCCCTTTTTCTGGGTGCGCGTAATCAGGAATGATCTCAGTCACTCGCTGACGCTCGGATTCAACACGCTGCGCAAGTTGGGCTTGTTGTTCGCGGTATTGCTGTTGTAGCAGTCGCTCACGTTCTGCCTTTACTCTTGCCAGTTGTTGTTCGCGTTCCGTCTTCTCTGCGAACTTGACTGCGTAGCCAATAGGGTCTGATTCCTTGAGCGCCTCAAGGTTCTCGCCCTGGTTTTGCTGGGTCAGGAATTGCTCGATCAGGTTGAGTCTTTGCGCGTAGGCATCACGCGCTTGCTTCGCCTGTTCAACAGCCAATCGCTCAGATTCAACGGCTTTACGTTGTTCTGCGAGCGTTTGTGACTTTTTTGTGTAGTCAAGACCCTTTTGATAGCCATCCACAAGTTCATCAAAGGTTACCTCTCTTTCCTCTCCAGCGGCTTTCACCCGGAATCGCTGCGGTTCAGGAGCTTCCTCTTCTTGCGGAGCTTCTTCAGGTTCAGCTTCTTCCTCTTGTGACATCTGCTCTTCAGGGGCTTCCTGTTCGGATTCCTGCGGAGCATCCATCAATCCAAGAAAGGATTGTGCTGCTTGATTCACAGTCATTGAACCACTGCCTTGCGGCTCGGTGTTCTCTGCCATTTGCTTCCTTCAATTTTCCGATTAACCGAATCGGGACGGATTCACAGAATCTTCCACCGCTTCTTAACGATTTGATCGCTATCAGCAATGGACTGAAAATGCGCAATTATTTCATCAAGAAACCTTACTTTCAAGTAGGCTTTCTCACGTTCTTCAATGTCTGATTCTCTGGAGTTAAGTATCTCTGTAATGAACTGCGATCTTAACCCATCCAACTCACCCTTGAACCAATCATCAGTTAGGAGCGTTTTTGCTCGCTCTGCTTTGTTCATTGTAGTAATCCGTAGTCAAGCAATTCAAAAGATTGCTGGCCTAAATTAGACAAAGAACCGATCTGGCTTTGCAAAGCAGCCAAAGAATCAATGATGCTTGTCAGATCAGTTGGTTGGTATAAACCCTTAAGAGCGTCAATCTGTGCTTGTATTCCAGATAGGTCGGTTGGTTGAATTCCAGAAATCTGATTTTGCAGTGCAGCAATGTCTGAAGTTAAGCCAGAGATGTCTGTTGGTTGGATTCCAGAGACTTGATCTTGCAAAGTATTAAGTTGAGAAATTAATCCCGAAAGATCGGTTGGTTGAATCCCAGAAACCTGTCCTTGCAGGGTGTCAAGTTGGCTCTGCAACCCAGAAAGATCAGTTGGTTGAATGCCTCCGATCTGGCTTTGCAATGAATCCAGTTGGCTTTGCAGTGTAGACAAGTCTACGGGTTCGTAACTTGGACGGCTCTGAAGTTCTGCCAATTGGTCGTAGATCGAAGACAAATCAACAGGTTCCCGGCCTTGTAAGTCAGCCAGTTGAGATTGCAATCCAGAAAGATCAATGCCGCCAACAGTCTTTTGCAAGTCTTGGATGTCTGAGAGCAATCCAGAAAGATCGGTTGGTTGATACAAATCTCTCAAAGATGCAAGTTCATTCTGTAAGGATGTCAAATCCGCAGGCTGATACAAATCTTTCAGATTAGAGATCTGATCTTGCAAAGAAGTCAGATCCGTTGGTTGATAGAGATCCTTAAGACTTGTCAGTTGATCTTGCAGAGATGTCAAATCAAAAGAACCATACAGGTCTTTCAAAGACGTCAACTGATCTTGCAACGAAGTCAAATCTGCTGGTTGGTAAAGATCTTTGAGAGATGTGATTTGATCCTGTAAAGATGTCAAATCTGCTGGCTGATACAGGTCTCTCAACGAAGAAATCTGATCCTGCAACGAAGTCAAGTCAGCGGGCTGATACAGGTCTTTGAGCGTGTTTAGCTGGTCTTGTATGCTCGTCAAATCAGTCGGCTTGTACAGCCCTTTAAGTGCATCCAACTCGCTTTGCAGTCCAGAGATGTCGGTTGGCTTGAACTGACTTCCGATCATATTGATTTGTTCAGGAGTCAACTCAATTCCACCTGCCAACTGGTTTTGCAAAGATGCTTGCTGATTGGCTAAATTGGTCAGTTGAGTCTGAATGTTGGCAAGCGTTTGATCTCCTGTTTTCTGGACCACTGTACCAATAGCAGGAGCTTCCCAGGCCGAAGGGGTATAGAGAGGGCGCTGAGTTGGAACTTGAATCGTTTGCTGTGGAGCGCCAAACTGCATCGCCAACGGGGTTGTTTGGTCAATAAACCTTCCAGCACCATAGCCATACCCCTGACCAAAATAACGATCTTGGTAGCCCTCAATAGGAAGGCTTGTCAATGGCAAACCACCAAGTGTTTGTGGAATAAACGTAGCAGCAGGATTTATCATCGTCTGCCAAGCATTGTTCTGCGAGGACCCAGACGGTTGACCAGAGGTTTCCCAGTAATAACTACCATCTGGGTTGTAATAAGTGTCGTTTCCGTAGCCAGTTTCAATATCAGCCATGATTACCCCGGAATTTGTACGTTCGTTGCAATGCCAGCGCCGACTTTAGCGGCTTTCAACTGGACCTCGGCTTCAAATTCTTGCTTCTTCCTGACCAATTCAGCGGCAGCTTTCTCGCGCTCCAACTGAATCTGAGCAGCAGCTTTCTCTCTTGCCAACTGAATGTCTGCTTGAGCCTTTTGCTGTGCAATGGCGATCTGGGCATTTGCCTGAACCATCATTGCTTGCGTAGCAGGATCTTGCTGTGGCTGTTGAGGCTGCGGATTGCTCAAAGCCTGATCCATCTGTGGCGTAATCGTCTTGAAGAAGGTAGCCGCATCTTTGAATCCAGCCGCCTCGATCATCCTTCCAAGAGTCTCTCGATACTGACCAACGCTCACCAAAGGATTGGCAGGTCCGTATTGCTGGAGGATTTGCTCTTGCTTGGATATGATCATTGACAGCATTGCCATCTGTTGCTGCTGATTCCCAGTACCAAGACCCACAGAGATAGAGACATCATATTGATTGCTCCACATCCTCGGATCCATCGCCACATATTGACCATTCATGCGGATGATGCGTGGCTTGTCCTGATACTTGCACAGCAGATGCAGGATTCCCTTAAACAGACTCTTTACACCTGTCTCAGCAAAGATCCTGGCGATCAATTCCAGCTTGCCAGAAGATGCGTTTTGGAAGGCAGCAACAGCCGTTGCAGTGACGTTTTGCAGTATGTTTGGATCTAGGCCCTGACTTGCATCAGAAATGCCAGTTCTCTTTGCTTGCGTTTGATCCAGGTATTCAAGCATCGGGAAGGCTTGATTTGCAACCGGCTGCACAGCAAGAGGAACAACCGCATTCGGGTCTTTCATCCGAACCACGCCACCAGGCGTGACACTCAGCAAGTCCTCAATGTTGACTCGGCCTTCAACAGCACCAACCCGCGCATTGTTTGTCAGATACAAGTTGTCAAGCATTTGCCGAGTAATGGTGGACTTCTGAAGCTGAAGATCCATTACTTTGTCAGCAAGGCTCAACCCATAAAACTTATGTGGAATTGGGATAGGGCAGAGGCTGTGGAACGGAACATAGTCCGTTTCCTCTTGCTCCATGATCTTTTTGCCAGCGTAGACAACCCGATGCAGCTCTGCGATTCCATCTCCATCCATGTCAGCGCGGATATAGCACTCATAGACTTCAACTTCCTGCATTGATGGGTCGTTTGACTCCATGCCACTTGGTTGCTCTCCTTCAGAGAATCGAGCCACACGCTCTGGAGAGAA